CTACTATAGATACATTATACCCAAATTCATCTGATCCATCATCTACTGTTATAGGTAAAGTTTCTGGATTTCTTCCTGTCCACAATTGATTAATTGTTATTAAGTTTAACTCATAGTACTCAGCATCCCACTTTACAATATCTCCTTCTTTTAATACAAAGTTTTTTTCTTTTAACTCATCTCTTAAGAAAGCAAATCTAATAGTTTTAGCAAATGTTGTATAGTCATCTCCCGCAAAATCTTTAGCATCCCTAGTTATTAGACAGTTAAACTTTAAAGGATTAAAGAATACTTTTTTAGAAGATTCTCCGTAAATATTTATTTTTGTATACTGTGTAGCAATCTTATACACGACAACTTGAGTGTTAATAATATCATTTATTAACTCCTTATTTATTCTTCTAACTAAGCTAACATCTCTAGAGCCGCCAAATAGTGCCATATTATCCTATATAAAATCTTAAAGGTACTTTGTTAATCTCATTTTGTAAAGCATCAGACTCAGCCTGCTTTCTCTCCAATAAACTCTGCCTAGAGAACTCATTGAGAATTTCTCTTAACTCTTCTATTAAAGCAGTCTTCTCAGATTCAGCAGCACTCAAAAGAGCATCTCCATTTAAAGTTATATCAGACTCAGGTATAGGTATAGAAGAGTACTTGCTTCTTACATACCCTAACATCTCTTTAGCTATAGCCAAAGTATATCTTTTAATCCACTGCTTACCCATAGAGTTAATTCTAGAGTAAACCATATTACCGTAAGGTACATTGGAGTAGTCACTGACTCTACCCTTACCTCTCTTTAAAGGATTTCTCTCTAAATTATCTAGAGTATACTCGAAGTGTAGTGTGTAGTCTCTAGTAGGTATAGGGAATAGTTTTAGTCTATTATTTATCAACTCAAAACTATAAGCACTCTTTCTAATTAAATCATTAAACTCTATACCCTGTATTCTGAGAAGATCGTGATTTAAAGGATACAATACAAAACTAACAGCAGGTGTATAACCTCCCCACTCGAAACCTTCTAACAAACCTTGCATACCTAAACCAGTCCCAGCATAAGGATCTTGATACCTTATCAAGGCTGGCATAGGATAATGATGTACTTTTCTTATAGTAAATTTATCAGTCTGAAAAGATCCAGACTCTAGTTGTACTGTATTGTTTTTTGTAAAGTCATAAACTTGTACGTCCTTCTTTACCTCTATACTTCCTGTATAATAAGTTACATTACCTCCAACACCTACAGAAGTACCATAATGCTCAGATAAATCAAAAACAGAAGCATTTGTAGGATCTACAAACTCCTGAGATAAACTTTCAGATCCAGTATTAGCACCTAATAAATACAGTAAGTTATCTCTACTTACATAAGTATTTACCTGATTACCGTACTCAGATATAGCCTCCTCAAAAGCAGCAAAGAAATTAGTCTGCTGTAATTCTACATCTACAATAGGATATCCCAATCTTCTAGCGCACCATACCGCTACTGTGTCAGCATCTTGCTGAAAAGAATAGTCATCATCATAATACCCAAAAGGAGTGTCTCCTGGGAAGAAAGATGCTGATCCTGGCCATATTGGTATGTCTGCCATAATCTTTTATTATAAATATAATCTTTGTAAACAAAAAAACCCCATCCGAAGACAGGGTTTCAAAAAGCGGGGTTGGTCGGGGTTCAGTTCTTACGCTTGAGGTTCTGTTTTAAAGTGAGAAGCTGTCTTTAATCCTAAAGTTACTAATTGGTCAACAATGACCAACCATTCTTCGATAAGACCTTCCAACACATCATTACTCAAGTCAAACTCTTCGTTAAATACCTTAACAAGTTCTTTTCTTTCGGTAGAATCAACATCCTTTAGTTCAGCAAGTGCAGCAGGTAGTGAGCCGTATACAGCAACAACCTTCATTACAAATACTTGTACGATTGCAAAGATTTCTGCTGTGTCGATGTTACCATCCTTATTAGCATCAATTTTAGTTAATGCTGTGATAAGTTGTGCAACTGTTCTGATAGTAGGTGTTAATTTTTCGATACCAATAGTAGACATAGTTTTATTTGTTTTGTTTTGTTATAATAATTAAGTTCCTTTATTATAAATAGATATGTTTTTTAGAAAAGAGTGTTAAGGGGGTATTAATTTTTAGGGTTGCTTCTCCCCAACTTTTTCTACGATAGTAACCGTAGGTTTTTTAGAGTTAGTTAATTGGTTAAAATACTCTTGTGCTATACTATACTGCTGTTTTGTACTCATAGGTAATCGTGAGTAATAGTACATAGGTTCATAGTGATAAGCAGAACGATAAGTTGAACAAGAGGATAAAACTACTGTAACTACTAATAGTTTAAGTAGTGTTTTCATAATAATTAATAGTTTGGTTATGTCTATATAAGTATATAACTGTTTTAGTTTTTTAGGCTTCTCGCAAACTTTTTATAAATAATCCTAATATCCCATTCTATAAATTAGAAATTCTGTATTTTGTCATCTTGACAAGTTTTATAATTTATCTACGAGTTCTGTAACTTCTTCAAAATCAAATATATCCTCATCTTCATAAGGACATTGTAAAGGGTTGCCATCTATTGCATACTCTTCGAAATAGGTTGTTCTATTTTTTGCTGTTAGTTTTTCTTTATTAGATAAAACATTCTTATGTATATCATAGCTATATACATTAGGTGATGTTGTATTCCATAAAACAACAGAAGGTAACTGATAAGCAGCTGCTGCATGTTGCAAAGAGCTGTCTATTAAAATTCTTTTAGTAGTCAATCTTAACAAAGTAAACAACTCTAATAAAGAGTGTGTTTGTACATACTCTGCACCCTGTACTAAGTTATTCTTATGCTTACAAACCTGCATAATATGATATGTATCTTTATATTTATCTACTAATTTCTGTACAAGACTTAAAGGCATATCTCTTGCCCAACTTTTAATGTTGTAAGGATTAACTTCATTATCATTAGGTATCATACCACCATTACTGTGAATAAGCATAATAGGCTTGTTTCTTCTAAACTTCTGCAATACAATTTCTCTTATTCTATAAGAACTGTACAACTTAGGTAGTTGGTTATTATAGTCAAGATTTAAACATTCATACCAACTTTTAATCAAGTGCTGTTCCTGTTTTATATGTCCTGTAACATGATAAGGGTCGTGCATAAGTATTACAACATCTTTACCTTCAATATAATCTTGATAAAAGTAATCGGTATTACCTAACTGATAAACTCTATCTACTAATGGATGAAATTCAAATACTTCTGTCCAAGCACATACTACAATTAGTTTTCTGTCTGGGTATTTATCATTAATACCTTCTAACACAGCTGTTGCTGCAATATGTTTACCTACTCCACCTGCAATGTGGAAAATTACAAACTTTTCTTGACTGTCAAAACTCATATTATATTAATTTATAAATTACCAATATCCCAAGGCAAAGAATCTACTTCTTGTTCTGGGTTTAATTTTCTTTCTATTTCTCTAATTATTCTTGTCTGCATGTGTGTTGGGTCTACATTTGCTATTAACCACTCTATAACGTTTTGTTCTGTTAATTGGTCAAATGGTATAAATCCTTCTTGTGTAGGTGTTGGTAAAGGACTTACTCCTTCAAACTTACCTTGCTCTCCACTAACACTATCAATTCCAACGTAATGATATTTTACTCTAATGACTACATCTTGCAAACTATCTACTGTTTGCTTAAATAAACTAATTATTTTCCAACTATATGTAATATTCATTTTTATATATTTTGTGGTTTAATAGGCCAATCTTCATCTTGTAAAAAAGGATAATTAGCATGAGTAGTAATATCTCTTAAAGCCTGTCTGTATACTTGCCAATATACAGGCATAGGTGTACTGGTATCTACTGCTCTGATTACTATCCAATCAGTTTCTTGAAGTAGTATATTTCTCTTATTATTTACTTCTTCTATAGTATTATCATATTCAGCTTGCTGTATTTGTTCAGCAGTAGAGGGTATTGATGAACTTCCAAAACCTATAGGTTTACCTTCATCCCATAACCCTACTGTCCACCCTACTTCTAACATAACACCATCCTCAATAAAGTAGCTGTTTTCTACTTCTGTTTGATGTATTTCAGTTATTATATTATTTTCTATTTTTATATACATAGTTTAATATTTTACATAAAACCAAGTATCACCAGCACATTGTCTACAAACAGTAATTGATGTAGATGTACTACTAATACAACGTAATCGTAAGTAATTGTAATTAGACCAACCATTGTTGCTAACATATGTAGCCATATAATTATCTGCATTAACAAACCCCGTATCATAATTACTGTTATTAATGCTTACAAATAAACTTTTACCTGGACTTACTGTACAGCTTGAAAAACCGTTTACAACAATGCAATATTGACATTGACCACCGCCACTTGCAGGTAATCCACAATAATTAGCAGCACATATTGTATTAAAGTTAGATGTACTTGCAGGGTCTACATAATACCCAGTGTTGTTTGAATCATAGAAGATAGGAGCATATAGGTTATAAGCTACTCTGACGTTGTTATCTCCGTTACCTACGCTGAACAACTCAGTTGCCATATTGTAGTCATTGTAAAACCTGGTGCCTTGGTAACTTGTATTCGCTCCTATTTTAATGCCAGTGTGGTATGCGATTCTCAGGTCAGGGTAGGGGTATGACCAAGTTCCACCTTCCTGAAATATGGCGTAGGCGCAATCACCGTGACTTGTGTTATATCCAGCACCAAACATTAGGACATGATTAGTTTGGCTGCAGTTATTTTTAACAAACCCTGTGCTGTCGATGCCATCTAAAGTATCTGCATCACTACTACCTACACCACTCCAAGATGTTCCATTATATACCTCTACACCACTTGATGTAGTATTCCATCTCATCATACCTGCTTGTGGTGTACCAGGTCTTTGTGCATCTGTACCTGCGGGTAATTTTAAATATCCTGTATCATTTACAACGGTATTTTTAAGTGTTGCCATTTAGTAAATCTTTTAGTTTATTTATTTGTTTGTCCTGCTCCTGCACTTTTTTAACAAGTAGAGGTATTAGTTTTGTGTACTTTACACCTTGTAGTTCATCTTCCCCACTTTTTGTAACAAGAGTAGTATCTAAATCATAAACTTCTTCTGCTATAAACCCATATTCTGTTTCTTTAGAGTCTTTCCAATCAAAAGAGACAGGTCTTAACTTATCTATAATAGATGTATCTTCTATAGTATTTATATTTTCCTTAAATCTTAATGCAGATGTTTCTACAATGGTAGTAACTGTAGCTGTACCGTTCACTTCAAGTTTGGTGGATGGAGACGTAGTACCTATACCTACGTTGTTAGAGTTTCCTTTAAGTACAATTCCTATGCCTTGCCTTGTCTGAAAAGCAAGGCCATAATAACCATACATTCCAAAAGAATTTTCACTTCCAAAGTCGGTAACTGAGAATTTTAGATATCCATGCACATTATAATTTTGGTCTAAACTAAGTATATTACCAGTATTTACTATTAAGCTACCGTTGAATCTACCACTCCCATTTACATCCAAGTTCGCAGCAGGAGTAGTAGTACCTATCCCTACGTTGCCGTTTCCTAAAATAGTCATCTTAGTGGTATTTGTTCCGTTGGCTGCTTTTGTATTAAAATCCAAAACAGACTCACTTGCGTCTGCAGCTTGAGATATTATTACTCCGTGTCTTTTAAAAGGAGAATTATCATTGTAAAAATCAAATAAAATAGCATCAGTAAGCCCAAGCGATAAAGCACTATTAGTTCCTCTTGTACCAACTTGCAATTTAGATAAAGGATTAGTCGTACCAATTCCTACGTTTGTACCATTATCATAAATAACAGAATTAGTTTGAGATGTACTTCCATTCCACTTTGATATATATCCTGATGTTCCTGTGCCTGTTAGAGTTCCTGTACAAGTTGTGTATCCACTTGGGTTTGTAGCTAAATAAAACGCACTTGCTTGATTACCATCCAACAAATCTGCATCAAGTCCACTACCTGCTCCATCCACAGTCTTAATGCAAGTAAGCATTTCATTTGCGGTATAAGTAGTATCTGTTGTACAGTACCCTGCCCCATTCGTAAGTTGGTTGTTATTGGTGGGTATTGTAGGTTTATTAGTAAAGTTATTATAATCTAAATAATAAGAACCTTGTTGTCCATCTAATAAGTCTGCATCAAGTCCATTTCCTGACCCTTCATCTGATGTTGTAAGCACTCTTTTATTTATTACACTCTGAGTTGTAATGCCTGATAGTGATGTCTCTTGGGTTATGTTCCATCCTGATGTAATATCCATCAGGCTACTATAGAAACTTGGATGAGACATTACATCTACGGTTACATGCCCATAAGACCAAGAAGATGATGTATCACCTACTATAATATAATCATAATTAGAATCATAACCTAAACTTATATCTTTGTTTCCATTACCGATTTTTATAACTCCATTATTATACCATCCTGATGTCCAATCATGTCCTGAAACATAGTAAATTGTAGCAGCTGTTGAGTTATATTCATATACAGTAATTCTCAATACTAACATACTATAATTGCCAATATGCAAACCAGGTATTTGTATTTTTATAGCACCTGTAGTTGTCGAAGGAGCTGACCAATGTGCAACTGAAATAGCTGTTCTGTTATTAACAGATATTTGATTTGATGATTCAATATTACCCGATACAGATAGAGTTCCATTGAACGTATCAGAAGTATCACTTCTCAAAAATTGAGAAGAATCTAAACCATCCAAAGTATCCGCATCAAGTCCACTACCTGCTCCATCCACAGTCTTAATGCAAGTAAGCATTTCATTTGCGGTATAAGTGGTATTAGTGTCTGTAGTGCAATATGTTGCTGTTGTTACAGCCGTAACGTGACCTAAAGCATCTACTGTGATAGATGCTATACCTGCACTACCTTGCGCACCTGTTAATGTAGACGTATCAGCGTGAGATACGGTTACTGTTCCACTTGTACCTCCTCCTGTGAGTCCTGTTCCTGCTGTTACTCCTGTTATATCACCTATGCAAGTTGTGTATCCTTCTAAAGAATGGTCTCCCCAACTGTAAGCAGTATCAGCATTAGTACCTTGAGCTGCCGTAGCATAAGCGGTAGAATTTGTTGTTGCAGCAGTACCTAATCCTAAGTTTGTCCTTGCTGTTACAACATTTGTTAAATCTGATAAGTTTGAAGATTTTGCTAATTTAGTACCTACCGTAGTGGTAAGTGAAACTAAAGCATCTTGGTCATTAGATAACGAAGCTGACAGTTCTCCTAACGTATCTAATGCAGAACCCGCAGTTCCTATTATAGTATCAATTCTACCCTGTACAAATGCAGTTGTTGCAATTTTAGTAGAATCGTCAGTTCCTGTTTGGGTAGGTGCTGTTGGATTTCCTGTCAAAGCAGCATTTGTAAACATCGTTGCCTTAGACTCGTTTGTAACATTACCTAAACCAACATCAGATGCTGTAGTTCCTTGCGCTCTTAAATTAGCATAAGTTCCTGATTGTGAAAATGCATCTACATCTGTTATTTTAGCAGATGTAATAGAACCACTTAAAACAGACTCTGTATTCAGTTTTGCTTTAACTAAAGCATCTGTATAACCTACTTTTGCTGTATTTGCAACTACAGAAGTATTATTAGAAACCTCTGTATCAAAATCTGATATTCTTACTGCTGTTAAATTACCTGTAGCAGAAGAAAGAGTTATTTGAGCAGAACCTGATACAACTCCTATACTATTAATATAAGATAAAGTATCGGAGTTAGTATAATGAGTTAAATCACTTATTTGGGATTCTGTTATAGAAAGTTGGGCAGAAGAACTCACAATCCCATTAGGTATATCTGTAATACCTGTATAAGATATTTGTGCAGAAGAACTCACCAAGGTCTTACCCTCCAAGGTAGATAATCGTGTATCATTGTTCTGTATATCAGAAGCAAGTGAGGCAGAGGTAGACGTAAATGCTCCTGATATCTCTGTAGAAAGTTGGGCAGAAGAACTCACAACTCCTATAAAGGTAGTTGCTCTTATAGAACCACTTGTATTTAATGAACCTGATATTGTTAGATTACCTATGGTACGCATACGGTATAGTTTGTTTTATATATAAATAGAGCCTCTCCCGCACATTTTACACTTGACGTATCTCATAAATACGAGAGGTCGGGTCTGCCTGTGTTAGTTCATCGGCATAGGCTTGTGCCTCTGCCTCTGTATCAAACTCATCTATCGTATCTGTACTATTTAGTTTCTGTACCCATACCTGTCTTTTTGCCCAATGAGGGTCATTAGCATTAAATGGGGCAGGTATTAGTTGTTTGTAAATTCTGTATTTTGTCATAGTTACAGTAATTTTTGTATTTTAATAGTTTTAGTTTCATTGTAGTAAAAACTACTATCTAAACTTTTTGTAAAGGTTATAGGGGTTGGTAAACCTTCTATATTAGTTAGTACAAATCTTCCTAAAGTTTTTATGAGGTACGCTCCCGCACTTTTTTGGGGGAGCGGAACAAAACTACTATCTACTTCAGTAACAACTCCTGTTTCAGTAAAATCTAAATAATAACTAACATCCCCTACATCTACCTGCCAAATTCCATCAAAATTACTACCGTACTTATCAGCCATAACAGCATAATAACCACTACTACCCAAAGAATCTAATAATCTATTAACCGTTGGGTATATCTCATTCACATCTAAATTTTTTAAGACTGTGGCTTGGTTATACCAAATCCTACTCTCTACCGTTTCTATCAACTTAACTAAATAATCTACAGCCTGTTGTGTTGTAAACCTTCTATCAATAGGAGATATTACAGTCTGCTCTATATTTGGATAGTATGTACCTTCATACAAAATATAATAATCAGAAGATATAGTAGCATCAGATGTTCCCGATGACTGTAATAAACCTAACACAACAGAACTTTCAGAGTTATAAGATTCTATATAAATTGTGTCAGGAATCTGTCCTTTTACAGTAGACGTAATAAGAAAAAGAACAGTAAAAATAACGATGTGAAATGCTGTTTTCATAAGTATATTAATTTATTTATTTTCTAATGTTTCTATTCTACTTACTAAAGTTTGTAGTAGAGTTTCTAATTCTTGTATCTTTTGTTCTTGGGTTTCTATAATCGTTTGTTGTTCTTGAATAGCTTTAGTTAGTATTGGTATTAAATCTGTTGTAGCCATAGATTTAACATTATCATCAGCTGTTGTTACTATGTTAGGTAATACAGATTCTACTTCTTGGGCAATAAAACCAATATTAGTTCTTGTACCATATTCTTCATTAATCCAATTATATGTTATCGGTCTTAACTGTTTAACTATATCTAATCCTAATTCTAAATCATTTATATTCTTTTTATAATTAACATCAGATAAGTTATTATATGCTCCTACACCTGCAACAGAACCATTAACATGAAGTTTGTAGGATGGTGAAGTCGTTTCAATTCCTACGTTGCCAGTCCAAAATTGATATTCAGAAGCATAATGCACTTCTTTAACAAATTGACTTGTTGCCCTATTATAATTCTGAAATAAGTTTGCACCGGGTACATATCCTGAACCAAATTCAATGCCTTCAGCCCCTCCATTTGAAACATGAAGTATAGCTTGAGGACTACTAGTACCAATTCCTACGTTGCCGTTTGCCGTAACATTACTCGAAAAGGTAGCTGCTCCTGTAACTCCAAGTGTCCCATCAACAAGTAATTTGTAAGATGTTGCAGCTGTTCCGCCTATTCTAACTGCACCACCATTTGGCTGAATTAATAATCTATCATAAATTGCTAAACTATTTGCTCTCGTTGATTGTATCCAAGAATAATCTTCTGCTTCATTTGTTCCAAAATCTAAAACATTGTATAAACCTGTTCCGCTTGATAATCTTAAAATTGCAGTTGTTGTAGTTCCTGTTGTAGCAGGTATTGCATTTGCCCCTTTAAATACAACTTTAGCACCATTATTAGTTGTCGTACCAATTCCTATGTTACCATTCAATATAGTTTTACTTGTAGCAGTACCTATCGTTCCATCATTACCTATTGTTACAGAGTTACTTCCATTACCTATCGCATCCGTACCTATGACTATTTCGTTACTGTTTCCATTTGCGGATGCTCTTGTGTTATTACCAAGAAATAATGAACCGTTGGCAGTTGTTAATGCAGTAGTGCCATCAAATAAATATCGACCAGCTTGAAAACCGTAGCCTTGGTTGTCTGAACCAGAATTGAGGTTATACAAAGCTACCCAACCGTTGGCTAAATTACGATCTCCGGATAGGTTGGAACGTAATGCATAATAACCATTAGCTACATTATCACTCCCTGTTGTGGTGGAATATAACGCTTGAAAACCGTTCGCTGTGTTATTAGAAGCTGTTGTTGCGGAATATAACGCTTCATAACCAGTTGCTACGTTATAATCCCCACTATTTATTGCAGCACCAGCACCCTTTCCAACTAACAAATTCCCTAATGCTTGACCACTAACTAAACTCGCACCAGCACCATCTCCGATTACGATATTGTCATCTCCAGCATTCAACGCTATCTTGGCATCTACATTTAAATCCGATGTAAAGGTCTTTGCTCCTGAAATCGTTTCTGTTCCAGATAAAGTAACGTAATTAGATAAAGAATCTACCAAGCCTTGTATCGTACTTATAACCGTAGCCGTATCCACCTTCAATTCATTCCCACTCGTTCCGTCCCCGGTAATGGTCACACCATCGGATAAAACCGAACTAATTATTCCAGATGTGGCTGCTAATGTGTCTCCGTACAGAATCAGAACCGTATCCGCTCCGTATGCGACATAAAAATCTCGTGAATAAACCATTCCAGAATCGGATGGAGAGCTAATTAGAACCGAACCTTTAACCGTGTCTTTTGTAATCTGATTCAGTTTGATCCTGGGCGATTGGGCAAAGGTTGTTACCGATGCGAATAGACCTAATATGATTAATATTCGTTTCATTTTAATTACATTTAATTGTAATAGCATTTGTTATTGTTTTTACGCTTCCGCTAGTAGATGCTGGGCGATTCATTTTAATATATTTAGCCGTACTTGTAATTGTGTATGGATAAACATAAACTCCTCCAGTAGTATTTCTGACTAAAGAATTGTAACCAGTAGCATTACTAACTACTTCAGTTATTAAATTACCATTATTAGTATAAGTTGAACCAGATATAGAACCTAAAGTAACCGCACTTGCTCCAGTCCAATTGTCAGCAAAATATGACTGTGTTGTTTCTACTATTTGACATCCAATATATTCTGTTGGTATTGTCATTATAACTACACTATCGGATGCTTGATCTCTTATTGTAGCGGTTAATGTATGATAAGATGTTATAGGAGATAATTCAATTACATCACTTGAGTTTAATGTTAATACTTGACCTTGTTTCCCTGTTAATGTTTCATCAACATCAAATACATAGTTATCCATAGTGAACTCATTATTAGTCATGTCGTATTTAATGTTAGTATTAAGGCGAACAAAATTTTGTCCTATATTATTACTAATTAATGCTGGATAATAACTTTCACTTGATACATATTGAATATCTACTGCTGCTGCATTATCTATAATACCTACAATAGTATCATTAAAAGTTTTAACTCCATCTATTGTTTGGTCAGTTGTTGTTAATACTGCCGTTCCCCCTAAACTTTGCAATTCAATCTCACCACTACTACTGTTTAAACCTAATAAATAACCATTTTTCCCTGTTGTATCTTGGTCAACATTAAATGTATATTTATTTGAATTTAATTTAGTCATTTGCCCATCTCCAATTACTGCCGTATCATCTCCCAACCCAGTAGCATTAGCCCCAATTACAATTGAATTATCACTCTGCGATGTAGTAGTTTTTGCACTCTTACCAATTACAACTGCATTAGAAGCTATTACATAGGAAGGACTTGTAAAATAATTTGCTTTGCTTCCAATAATTACATTACTACCATACTCTGTATTTCTTCCAGCAAAATACCCAATTACAACATTATCATTAGCATAATTTTCTGTGAAATACGCTTCTGTTCCAATAATTACATTTCTTGCAGTTGTTAAATCTTGTCTTATTCCATTACCAGCATAATTGCCTAAATATGTATTGCCTCTATATGCAATATCCAATGCACCATCAATACTAACATCATCTTGGAAAGATTTAACTCCGCTAATAGATTGGTCTGTTGTTGTCAACACTACACCAGTTAAAGATGGTATATCTGCTCTAATTATAGTTAAACTATCTCCTAATTCTGTCCTATCTACATAATCATTCCAATACGCCTCGTCTCCTAAATTAATTATACCAGAACCATTCGCACTATTACCTTTAATTACCGTACCCAATCTCTGAATTATAACTCCTTCCGCAGTCGGTTTTGTACTCGTATAACCACCCCCACTCGCTACATACACTTCAGCTCCATCCGCTAATCCAGTAGTAGATACTTGCTTAATGTGACCTTTAATTAAACCCAATCCAGTACCACCATCTGCAATATCTTCTCCAGCAATTACTACGACTGGCATCTTGTTCGGATCGGAAGCGTCTGCTGGAGCAACTGTCCAATAGTTGCCTTGAACTCCTGTTGCATATAGTGGCGTACCTTTTTCAATTAATGTTCCTGTCTGGTTTTTAATCGAATCCTCAATCGAAAGCGATTCAAATAAATAAGTATCACCATCCTGTTCAATCTCAATACCCAATCCAGCATCGAAAATAAACGAACTTGATATAATATCAGATTTAACGGCAACCGTATCCAACCCAATTAATAGCGTACTGTCAGCACTTCGAAATCGCAATATGTTATTAAATGCTAAATTCGAATCTAATCCAGTTACGATAAATTGCCCACTATCCGTACCTTGTTTTAACTGGTATAATTCGAATCGCGGATAATTCTGCCCAGTTACGAATAAAGGAACGAACCCTAACAGAATTAAAACTAATTTAAACTTACTTATAAATTGCTTAATACCCATACTATTGTTATTTTTTCTCCACTTCTTGGAATAAACCCAAAAGTTATACTTCCACTAATATAATCATGCGAACTAATAAAACTATTAGATATGTACTGACCATTTCTATATATCATAATACTAGATAACAACTCTGGTAATTTGCCTTCATTTTGTGTAACTGTAAATGTTGGGCTAATACCATCCGCAGTAAATTCTTCTTGGAACATAGCAAAAGCATTGCTATTTGTAGGAGTAACTATTTCTTCAACAAACCAAATTAAAGTAATATCATCTCCTTGATCCGGAGCAAACGTTAAAGTAATTGTTCCACTACTTGTATTTATACCAGTTATATAGTCATTATTAATATGCTGACCATTTCTCATTAATAAAATAGCATCTTTAGTTTTTGCTAACTCTCCTCCATTCTTTGTGACAGTAAAAGTAGTTTGTGTTCCATCAGCAATAAACTGTTCTTGAATAATCTTTACATTTTGTGGAATATCTACAAACCAAACCGCAGCTAATGTGTCATCACCACCTGGTGTAAAGTTTAACGTAAACTGACCTAAACTTGGACTATATGTAGTTACTTTTTCATAATCTAAAAAGATACCATTTATATATATAAACAACTCTTGCTTTCGTGTAGGTATTAATCCTCCATTCTTTGTAACAGTAAATGTAGCAGTAGAACCATTAGCAGTAAATACCTCTTGGAAAATATTACCCTCAACTGTAGTGTTTTTAACAAACCAAACTACACTAATTCTATCATCTAAATCTGGAATAAATGTCAACTCAAATGTTCCGTTTACTGAATCAAGAGAAGAAATGTATGTATCATTTAACAACAAACCATTTCTGTATACATTAATATCTGTACTTACTTCTGATAACTGACCTCCATTCTCTGTTACTGTATATGACTTATTTACACCATCAGCAATAAATACTTCTTGGTATATAAAGCCAGGCGATTGAGGTGTTTGTACTACTTCATTATCGGTAACAACCGCACCACCAGCAGATGCACTTGATCCTACTGCCCCATAATTTGGAACAATTCGATATTCTTTAGACAAATAAACTAGTGATTTCTCTGTAAAACTCATTATTCGTCCTCTTTAATTTGATACCATACACCAGTTACACTATCATCTGCTAAGTTGTATCTACCTCCATGAAACACCCAATAATTACCATTATAATTAATTGCGTAATGTGGCTGAAGAAATCTTGTATCTGGATTAGTCATAACAAATGTAGTTTCCATAAACTTACGGACTGGCTTTAACTGACCCTTTATTACTTCATTACACAATAATTGACTAATATTCTTTGCATCTCCACTATTACCAACCTTCCATCCATTCTCTGCAATTACCCATTCATCAGAATCATTCTTAACTTCTAAATGCCCAGGACTGTTTAAGTTAGGGCCATCTCCTATTATTGTAGTAACCTCATAAGTTTTATATGCTTTATTGTCATTGTCAGCCTGGAATCTAATAATATCGTTTTGGTCAGTAAAGAAACCAGTATGAATGTATTGCATAAAAGTGTTTGCAACTTGATACGTTACTGTGTAATAATCTTGAAGAACAGGAACTGACCCACCTTGCAATATAGCAGCAGCTGGGTCGATATAATTTTCTATATAAACTCTGTAAAACTCAAACTTTACAGTCATATCTCCATCAACTGGTACATTGGGTATAATCAATTGAATATTTTCTATTCTTTCTGGTTGACTTGGATCTTCTACTAATTGATATATGTAATAATACCCTTCAGTTGTACTCCATCTTTGATTCCTCAACCCATCTTCTTTTACTTTACTCCGTTGCCATGTAAAATCGTTTTGGTAATAATGCGTATTTCCAAATGAATCTTCTAATGCAATCTGTATTCTATATATAACATAATGCCTATTCCAAACTGTAGTAGCTACTGTTTGCGTAAATGCAGTATAATAAGCAAGTGTAAAATCAAATTGAATAATAGAATCTAAATTATTACTAGCAATATCTTCTATGTCATAAGTCCCCTCAAAATTATAATCCCAATACGCACCACTCAATAAATTTCTTGTTGCTATATGTTCATACTCTACTCTTGAATATTGTAATGGACTAAAGAACTCAAATACACTACCACCCTCTCTATATACTTCTGTATTTATTATGTCTGTTTGGTCATGGTCAATACTGTAGTCTTTACTGCCACCACTTAAAGAACCTAAAACAACATAATTATACTCATAAACATTATTTGCATTTAAGTATTCGTTTATTTGAGTAATGTAATAACCAGTAGACGATGCAACAACTCTACAACCAAATGCTTTACATATCTCATCTAAAACCTCATAGCAATTTTTGTAAACGTAATTACCCTTTGTATCAACGTGATAAAATGCTCTATGTGGAATCCTTGCTTTAGTTAATACTGTGTTTGTGGAGGAGTAAGTGTATTCTTGTGAGTGCCAATTAATAACCGCACTAAATAAAGGATCAGTAAAACTTGTATAAGCATAAATTACGCTTCCTAATTTTAAAAATACATTATATAGATGAGTAAATATAGTAGCTTTGCCAGTATATGGAACACCATCATTATTATAGTCAATTGTTTTTAATGTATTCAATCCATCTTTTGCTCTTAAAACAAAAGTGTAACCTACATCTAACTTTATATCTTCAATAGTAACTAAATCTACTAAAACATAACCAACCCATTTATAAGTAGTTTCTGAATTTAATTGATTCGTTCTTACATATAAAAAATAAGTGTCATCATAACTACTAACCAAATCCTCTACAAAAGTATTTAAAGTAGAATTGTTAATTAGCATACTTATAGATGCCTCACTACTAATTATAGTATTAAATCTATTGTCCTCATCTCCTCCCACATCGTATTTTATATCAATGCCTTGACAAGTAAATTCAGTAGGAGTGCCCACAAAAGTAGATTGATGAATCTCTATTATATATTCTGCTCCTTTGTCACTATAGAATGTACTGTTAAATTTTACTGGCATTATCTATCTCTATTTCTTTTTGCACGTTCTACAGACAATAATAAATCCGATCCACTTAACCTACTAGTTAATACCATGTTTCCTCCACCACTCTCTGCTAATATTCCTTTTAACTTATCCAATGGAGCAACAACCTCTGGGTTTCTTCTATTTGTACCTTGTCCTTCTCCAATCAACGCATTGACTGGGCCATATACTAATCCACCATTAGCAAAAGGTAAACCCTCCCTAAATAACTTTAAGAAATTACCCTTTGTTCCTACTCCAATACTTGCTCCAAATACTGGAAATATAGTTCCAATTAAAGTAAGTAAACCAGCAAAAATTAATGCTTTAGCAATTGCTTTACCAATCTCTATTACTAACTTCTTTATTGACTGCCCTATAGCACTAAAAAAGTCATTTTCTTGAATTGTTTGATTTAACTCAATTATTCTGTCTTGTACATTCTGTATCTCACTTGCACTTGCCTCTCCACTTGCTCTTAATGCCCTTAACTTCTCTGTTGCATCTACTAACTCTTGTTTTGCCTCTGCTCTTAACGTAAACGCTTCACTTATTGTATCTACTAATCCACTTGAAATACTACCAGCAAATCTTTTTATTGCATCAATATTACTTACTAAAAACTGATTTACTTTATTTAGTCCGTTATACCATCTATTAAATGATTCCTCTGTTTCTTTTGCAGATTCTTGTGCTTTTGCAGTTAAGTCAGCGACTTCTTTTGTTCCTTTTGCAACTTTTACTAATGTGCCATTTACGTTTTTATACTCAAAATCTAATTGATTAGCATTACTTACTACTTCAAGTGTTGGTTTTTTAAGGTTGTTAAATGAAACAAGTAGATTGTCTATTACTGTAGGGTCTTTAAGATATAATGGTTTTAAAGATTCCCTTAATCCATCTAATCTTTGTTTTAATTTATTTATAGTTTTTTTAGATGCACCAGCTTCTATTGCCTTTTCTAATGAACTACCAACTGCCTCTATTTGTTTTTTTATATTTTCTGTAGTATCTTCTCCAAGAATATCTCTTATCTTTTCTAAAGTTGTTATTTCAGCATCTAAATCTTCAAATATTCTTACAATTTTTTCTCTAGCCTCTAATTCTTTTAGTTTTTTGTTTAAATCTTCAAGTATTACTTGTAGCTTTTGAATGACATTGGTTTTTCTTAATTCTTTGTTAGAAAATGCATCTGTTATTGCTTTCTCAACATCTTTAATTTGTGCTTTAACAGTATCTATATTATCTACAACTAATATTGAGCCTAAACTTTCTTTTGTATTTAATGATTCACTTAAATTCCGATAAACCTCTTCTACACTTTTTGCTAGTTCCTCTGCATCTTTTTTAAATTTTTCAACTGCTTTTTGTTTGCCTAATACCTCTATTTGTTCATTAATCTTTTTTAGATTATCTTCTAAAATTTTTAAATCATTATTTGTTTTTTTACCTAATCCTTGTAATGACTTTGTAAATGTAGAACCAGCAACTGCACCAAATTGTAAACCAGTTTTAAAGTTTTCTGTAGTTACAGTAGCAGACTCCATACTTAACTTTGTCTGCTCTATATCTTCCTTTAACTTTTGTTGTGCTTGGCTTAATATGCGTAGTTTCTCTACATTTTCTAATGACTTAAAATAAGAATCTTGTGCTTCCTTTAAGCCCTCAACTCCAGACTCTAATATTCTAACACTAGTAAATTGATTATTAGTAATTCTATTTAATTCGGCTAATGCCAATATTTTATCATTAATAGAGGTAGTAGAACTTTCTAAAACTGTAATGTATTCAGCAATAGAATCTCTAGCCTCATTATGTCTTAATTTAGCCTCTTCATTTGCCTTATTTATAGCATCTAATGCTCTGTTAGCTTGAGCAACACTATTCTTAAAATTATCATAAGCAGCCTTACCTAATGTAACCGCACCTACAATTGCAATTAAAGGTAAAAGTAATTGACTAGCAATCACGTTAAATGCAACCATAGCTCTTGTAGTAATCCTCGTTGTAGTAGTTAATATTACTAATGCTCTATTTAATGTTTTAAAATACTTTATAACATTTAAAGAAGTTAATCCTAAAGCAATCATGCCTCTGTAAAGTATTCTTATTCCTTTAGCAAGTGTACCTACAGTATAAACTACTGGCCCAATTGCAGCCAAAAGTAATCCAAAATTAACTATAGACTTTCTCTGTTGCTCACTTAATGATGTAAAGAAGTTAGTTAATCTATCTATTTGATTTGTAATATTGTTTAATAAATTAGGTAAGTCAAGTGTTTCTGATATTAATTGACCTAATTTACTTGCAGCAATTTGTGTATTAATCCCAAATGTTTCAATAGCTTTTGCTAATGATATTTGTACGTTTTGGAACTGTTCATTAGAAGCAATTGCTCTAGTAAGTCTATCTACAAATTCATCTGCACTAATATTAGCCTCTCTTAAACCTTCAGCAGTAACTGTACCAAACTCTTCTTGTAATACTTTACCAATCGCTGGAATCCTTGACTTAATAATCCTTAAATCTTGCTCCAATACTCTACCAACAGATAATGCCTGGGCAAACTGTCTTGTTATTTCCCCAATATCCTCCGCTTGAGATCCACTAACAGTAGCAGCAATACCTAACTGTTTAATAGTTTCTCTTGCTCTATCAGCACTAATACCAACCGCTTGTAATTGTAATGAGGCAGAAGCAGCACTCTTTAAATCTAAAGTAGTTCTTGCATCTCTAACAACATCTAACAACTTCTCTAATTCTTCTGCTCCAGATGTAGATGTGTCTGCAAAAACGTCTAAACCCTTCTCTAGTCTATCAAAATCTGCAAATGTCTTAACTGCTGCTCCAGCAGCAAGTCCTAATGGAAGTGTTAAATTAGTAGATAATGTTTTGCCTAAATCACGAGCATTATTGCTAAAACTAACTAATTGGCGTTCAACTTTGTTAAACTTGGCAACAAACTCTTTGTCATCAAGTCCTAGTCGTATTAGTAAATCTCGAAAGTTCCCTGCCATCTAGCTTTTCTTTTTTAACAATTTTTGGAGATTCCATTTTCTCCATAATACTATCTAATTGTTCTTTTGTTAAGTTTTTCTTCTTTGATGTAGGTTTTTCCCATGAAAACTCTCCTAATTCTTTAGGATTCTTAATACTCTTACCTTTCGGTAAATGTACATTAATATTTAACGCTGCATTATACCTCGCAATCTCGTATTGATTTTTTATATCTTCAAACCTTGCATTCATCATACCTATAATAGCATTTGTAGCCATCCTAAAGTCTGCATCATAAAAATCATCAATACTCCAACCCAACTCCCCAAGCAACTTTCTTTGTAACCAATCCTCTGTTATTGGCTCTTTCTCGCTCTCGTCTGTCTTTTTTTTTGTTCTCCATCTCCTTGAGGAACACTATCATTAAAAGCAGAAGCTATCTGCTCTATTGCCTCTGGATGGTCATCTAAAAAGTCAAAGAAGTCTGGATCAAACTCCATGTCAAAATCTTTCTTTGCTTTTCTGTGTCCTTCTTTTAATCCTAAATAGAACAACTTCATTTGACCTTCTAATCCCACTTCTGAGATTAATTTTTCTATGTCAATATTGGAAGAACCCTCTTTAGCAAATTCTTTTTGAAATTGTAAAACAACTCGCAAATTGAATGACACATAGAGAGTTCTTCCTGGTATTTTTAGTTCTTTGTACATCTGTCTTTTATTTTAGTTTTAAGCTACAGTTCCTACAGTAACCGCACCACTTACCTCAATTGTTCCATCAAAGGCAACTTCAGTATCAGCAGTAGCAGTTTGGCTTAAAGCAGTAATGTAACCACTTCCACTTAACTGTACATCTCCACTTGTTGAAGTAGCCATTACCCAATATATCTGTGTTCTTCCATTAAAGTAACCTAACAATCCACTCATATTATCTTCACTAGAAGTTTCATCATATCTTACTAAACCACTAAAAGAAATAGAAGCAGACTTTGTTTTAGGGAAAATTTCTCTCCATCCTCCACTTCCACTATCTTTAGTAGTAATATCTGTAACATCTAATGAAAATGAAATTGAAGATTCAGTAGCGTGAAAGATTTCTATCTCACTACCTTGTGTGCTACTTAAAGTAAGCCGTAGCAATGTTCCGTCTATAAATCCAGTACTTGGCATAATTTTTTAATTTAATTTTCTAATCTAATTCTATAAGATAATTCTATAAAATGGACATCAATGTCGAAATCAAAAAACTCTTCCTCATCTAAATATCCAATTCTTTTAACTGTAACACCTTCAACCGTGCCACTATAATTATTTATTGCATTCTTAACTGCATCAGTAATATCTCTTAATGTGTCATACTTACGACTATATACATTAATATAACCAATAAAAGTAACATTGTCAGCAATACCATTCTTTGTAACAACTGGATCAGCACTTCTAGTCTTATATACAATAAAGGGAAATTCAGTTTTATCTGGAGCAAATGATGGATAGATTTTATTAGTTCCCATCAATGTGGTTAATGCAGAATCTGCACTTAATAAACTATATAATACCTTCCCTATCTCCATTACTTAAACTTTAATCTTGTTTTAGCTTTTGCCCATACCTTTACTGTAGCAATTTCCATAGCCCTTAATGATTGTCGACCAGCTTTCGCTATTGTTGGCATAATTACTTTCTCTCTATATTTTTTTGAGTTACTGTCTTTACCAAAAGCCATGTGAGCATAATATCCATCTGACCTTGGAACAGTAGTACCATATATTAATTGTTTAATTCTAGCAAAGTTAGCCCCCACAAATGTATCTGTAGTCCGCTTTAATCTTTTTTGTGCTACTCTAGCAAAACTCTTTTGTAAGTTTCCAGGTATATAATATGCTTGTATCTTCTTTTTGTAATATCTTGGATTTTGAAATGGATGCCTATGTTTATCTGGATGCTCACGTTTTGGAGTTATTCTACGACCAGCACTAACAAGTGGTTTAGCAGCACCAAAAGTTACTTTACGCTTTTCAGTTTTAGTCATAAATTTACTGACTTCCTTCAAACGTCTATTTAAGTCTTGTATACCTATAACCTTAATACTCATAATTCACACATTCTAATATCATGTAATCCTTATTCTCTTCTCTGATTGCTACTATATTAAATATATT